TGATACAAACCCTGCGGGTCCTTAATTGAGTGCTGGCTACAGAAGTCTTTAGGTGGATGACGACCCTTTAAAACATCGTACTTGTCAGGCCCCATTGAGACATTACTGATCAAACCCCAAACACTTATCATATATTCCATAGAAGGACTCTTCTTCACATTACGTAAGGAGAAGCCATCATCAGATAGAACAAAGAAAGATGCGGAAGTCTGCTCATACTCATTGAAGTGGATATCAAGTGTTTCATTAAGAGTTTCCAACTTAATGGCACTAGAATCACCATGTACCAATTCAAATACTGTGTTTCTGAAGTTGATAAGTGTATTATCATCTCCATTATAGCTAAGCAACCACTTTAGTTGGGCATAGTAAAATAGTAATGAATGTTCAATACTATTTCCATCAGCTGTATTACCACAACCAGATGTTTTGCCAGACCCTTTTTGGAATACCATGTCCTGTATCATAACCATATTAAATAGATTATTGACACAAGTGGACAAACAAATATTCCTAAGCTGCTTCTTGTCATATGGACCAGCTGTGATTTGCTCAACGGATAAGTAATTAGCAACCATTTGCCAAAGATTACCTATACGCTTGTCATACTTAGTGTGATCCCAACTAGATGTAACAATATCTTCATCAGGGCCACATAATGACTTCATAAATGAGCGCATCATCTTGTTCCATCCACCATATAGTTTATTCAAACCAATCTTACAGTAGCCATCTATCCAGTTATATGCTGTAGCCATCCTGAGAGATGAATAGAGTGAACGACCAACATCCGCCTCGCGTGCTCCAATGGGCATTATACCACGAGTTTTCTGTTTCTTAGAGTATGCATTCTTAATGATACCACCAGTGACTGATGTATCACAAGAACAATTAGCTCTATGGTACAGATATTGATCACGCACTTCTTCACCCAAACCTTTACGGTATACATCAGAATCACCAAATGTTGAAAACATTGGGCCAGCGGACTTATGAGGTCTTTTAACAGAATGTTCAGCACACTCAAGAAATTTTACAGGACCAACCTCAGATGTGTATTTTGAAGTTGTACGCTTTATTCTTGAGTCAACCCACATAGTTGCCAACTGTAACAGAACAGGATCAGCAGTTCTGTTAACATTTATGTTAAACATTGAGTAATCACCCAAACCAGCCTCAACTGTAGCAGTGAAGAAGGTATAACACAATGGCTCAACAGGCATTTCATCCAAAACTGGAGCTAGAGGTTCACCGAAGTGATAGCCCTTTGAACCCAAAAAGTCTTTGAGCTCATAATCTTCCAGCATTGCACCTGTTGTATTACATGGACTGGATACGATTGCAGGATTAACTGTTCCCAACTTATAAAACTTGTCAGCAACTGAACAGCCAGATTCATCATCAACACCTGCACTCAATATGTGATAGACAAATTGCCTGCTACCAAAATCAAAGACACAACGCTTAGTGTGGAGGTCACCCTCATCACTTTCTGCAAACTTTTTGCGACACCTATCACAGTGTGCAAAAGGAACATGTCTAACCTTTCCTATGATAGGAAAGTTTGATTCAGTAACCCAACTAATTGGAAAATCAGAATACACGCAACTAATCTGCTTAGTGAAATCAGGGCCAAAATTGGCCATGTGTACAGCACCATCATACATGACATTAAAGTTAATATTATATACAAGCTCCAAGACAGAGTCTTCATGAGCATCACTAATATCACGTTTAACATCAACACCATATATTTCCTTAATTTTAAGGAACTTCTGGAACTTATCATACTGCAAACGTGGGAGATAGCCACCACCACGCAAGCATAGATAAAAGTTAAGGGCTGCCACATACTCTGTATTATCATTAGTGATGAGATAACCATTATTAATGAATTCCTCAACCACAGGTGAATCCTCAAACAGAGTCTGGAGGTTCATTATAACAGGGTTGCCATGTAACATGTTTTCTTCAATTGTACCACTGCCTGTGGAGTTATGCACACTATATTCAGTATCAAGACTAAAGGGTGTGTATTCTAGTGGTTTACAAAAACCATCCACAGAACTCCTTACAGAAAGAATTTTATCATAAGCATGACAAAAAGCATCATGACCTTCTTCAGTGTAATCTAATTCTAAATCACACATAGGATTTGAAGGGAAAGGGCATGTCAAAAATCCCATACCAACTGTATGAAAGATTTCAAACACACTGCTCAAGACCGGCTTCAGACACTTGAAACTGGCACCACGAGTACCCTTAACCCTAACAAAGTCACAAGGATCAAAGTCAAGTACACCATTGAGATCAAGATTATCAGGTGTGAGTTTGAAGTCATAGTGCTTGCTAGCAACAGAGGCAAATCCATATGCCTTGTATACAGCAGACCATATCATCTTACCCAATCTACTTATGACATCTTGACATTCAACACAATGTGTAAATTCAAATTCTTCACAATCAATGCGAGGAAGTAGTCCCCTAGCAATGAGCTGCTTACACAACCCACTTAGGGAACCCTTTTCACAGTACATGACAATATCAGCAAGAGAAAATGGAGAAAGATGCCTATGCAAGGCACCCTCCACTAGCTTATGCTCAGGCATGCACCACCTAAGACCTAAGTCACATAGCTCATTATAAGTAGTGAACTCATGCTTAACAGTCTTACGCCGCTTGATATTGACACCTTCAAATGAAGTTGACGTGGGATGTGGTGTGTCTATTATGCCACTGAAGTTCTCCTTATTGATCCAGTGTCTTCTTACAACAGGATCAACACCAGACTTCATATTATCTGACAATTCTTCTCGAGATTTTACATCTGCAACACACTTCAAGTCACGATTCTCCATATAATATGCAAGTGCCTTTTCATAGGAGTCATAATACAGAAAGTTGTTAGGCAATTTTCCATAATGTGTTCCGTGACGAGCATACTCTGCTATCATGTAAGCACCAAGACTGAATGAAATGTCATCACTAGGTGATAAACAATTCACCCTCAAATGGTGTTCTATAAATACTTCAAGCTTAGCATACTCATCACCGTGTAAGTCAAGGCCATCAACGTTTGCTGTACCACCCTGACCAATGTGGGTAGAACCCACAGTTTGTTCAGTGGTGGGGTTACTTCCGCAACCCCGCAACCGTCAATCGCAAAGTTCACAGGCATCATCGGAACAACCACATTTACATGTTCCCCCACAAGAAGGATGTAACTTGAGAAGGAGTATGGCTATGTGATTGCCACCTAGAGGATCGAGTTTGTGAGTTTGGAGATGTCCAGAAATTGCGCAATTAGAATGCGAGAGTTCTTCAGGTATTACTAAAGTACCCCCCCTGTCGACTTCACAATGTGGAAGTGCATATGAAAGCTGCACAATAAGGCCACGGTATGCATCATAGTCGAGCACATCCTTAGCCTTAAGAGCAACATCCAATATACAAATCGGTTTGTAATGAAATCCACCGGTTAGTGTACCAGACTCGACGACACCCTGACCATTATAATGACCAAGAATTTCGACTGGATTTGTGGTGACATAAACATTGTCATCCACAGTGAGCCTGTACAACCTAACATTCTGTTTTATCTTGCCAGCCAGAACATTGATTAGTTCCGCAACATCAACCTGAAACCACTTAGTTGATAACAGGAGTTTGTACGGTCCCAACAATGCACTAACACGTTCTGGACTAACAACAACTGTGTTAGGCCTATCCGGGATATCCAACCCAAAATAGGCAACAACGTTATTGCCTGCCATAACAGTGCCACTATTATATGAATCAGTAGTCTTGACAGTGAAATCGGTACTCAACCTACCACCACCAAATGCATTCACAGTGACACTAGACGGCTTATGGTCCTTTTCACAAGAGCTACACATCCTATCTTTACAAACAGGACCGTGGAAACCCTTGTTAGTGCAAACATCGGAGCCACCACGAGGACGTGGAGAACCTCCGCATGAACACACATTGCAGTCAGGACAATCAATCATTGCCCTAATCATGCAATTTGCACCACATATAGCATGCCTAGTATGTGATTTACATCTTTCAGTCTTACCACAGCGTGGATGATAAACACGTTTATCTATATTCAGGCACTCACTACAAGTAACAATATGCTTCTGCATAAGCTGACTGATAACGTGCAAACAATTAGTCATAGTACAAGTATGACCAGTTTTAGGACAACTTATGACAGCACCACACTTCATGATGAAGTCACGTGTATTAACAAAAAGTAAGTCCTTATCAACTGTGATATTACTGTACAAATCCCTTGCAAGCACAAACTTGTTCGAACTAAGCTTCTCAGATGAGAAACTTTGAACTATTGATGCAATAGCAGCAATACTAGTATCACCATCAATACTCCTAACATAGTATCCAGGAGGAAATTGTGACCTAGTACTACCAACACGAACACGTACTGCAACAGGTTTGTCACCATACTTGTCGACAACAAATTCAACACCAGATGCTGAACCCTCGTAACTGATAACTTCATCAGTACTATAGTCAACAAGATCTGATATACGTACACCGAACTTCCTGGCATTAGTAAGCACCTTAAGAATAGGACCCATACCAGACTCTGATATGCGCTTCTTAAAAGTGCCAAGCACATCATTAGTGCTATCCATGCCATAAAGTGCGTTTATAGCCACAAGACGGTCATACAACTTTCCAAACATCTTGAAAATGTAGTCTGAACGCCCCTTCCTGAGCGACTGTTGCGCAACACTTTGGGCAACAGCACGTTCAGCACGCAACTTTTCCTTATTGGCCAAAGCCTGGACCGCAGTCCTGCTCTGAATTAGTTCACCACGTGCTTTACGCAAACCCTTGAGTTTGCGCTCAAGCATGCCAACTGTTCTATTGAGACTTCGTCTGTCATCACCAGACGCAGTAGAAGCATCAGCACGCAATGCCCTGATACGTTCTTCAACATCAAGTGTGTCAGACTCATTCTCATCCAACTTTTCCATCAAGTCGGCCAGCATGGCATTACCGGAACTATTCAATGGTACTTCAAGAGCATCAATAACAGCACTATTGAGAGGCTCAATACCATATTCACCAATAAATGACTCGAATGCAGGTGCACCAACACAAAAGTCTACTGTGTTACCATCACAATCAACATGAGTTGAACCAGGTTTAAGTAGTGTGCTACCAGCCTCAACGAAGTCATCAAGGAAACGCATTGCAGCTTCATCATCACGATCACCATCAACGAATGCAGTCAAAAAGTTAGTGCGAGTACCAACACGTATTGAAGTAACAATATCTGCTGGATACTTCACAATCTTTCTAAGAGAATACACACAAAGGTCCTTAACCTGACGTATGTAATCCATAACTGCCTGTCTTGAAAGAGTGGCACAACCAATGTCAGATATCACTTTACCAAGTAATATCTCGGCTGCACCAATCGCACGGCATTCCCTACTACTATTGATAACAACACCACCATACTCCCTGAACAACAGATCACTGAAGTCAGGATGAGTGGCCTTGTCATGGACAAAGGCCATAAAACTAGGCAGCTTGGCATCAATTGCAGCATAACAAGTTTGCAGAACTTGAATGGCCTCCTCCAAAGGAAGATCACTCCTACTACAGCATTTTTCAGCATTATACAATGTGCTAGTATCAATGCCTTTAAGTCCCTTCATGAACTTAACAAGCGCACTTATGCTCTCACGCACAATACTAACATGGTAGCCCTCATCACGCTCCTCAAAGTCTATAGTGACTTTACCAACATTACCTATTGGCAGGAAACATGACAATAAAGGCACCCTATACTGCTTAACTGCATCAATGGAACGCCCAACAAGATCGTCGAACATCTCAGCCTCATAGTCAACAACTGCATAGCGAGACACATCCCTGCATAGAACATACTCAACAACACTGGCGATAAATCCAATAGCTGTTAAAGCATAACCAATGTACACAACATTGGGTTCCATTAAGGTAAATATCTGTACTCCAAGAAGTAGTATCCTAAAGTGTGTCCTTATGAAATGTATGTGGCCCTTATACGAAGAGTATAAAAGTGCCAAGTACAAACAAAATACAACACTAAGGCCAGCATTAAGCTGTTCTGATAGACCCCCGAGTTCCCACAAGTGTAGGACAGATGAAGAAAACATCCCATGAAGGAGCATCATCTTCAAACCGAGGAATATACCATACCTAGGATAAACACATCTTGAACGCACAAACCCCAAATAGATTGAGGAAACGGCTATGCAGCAGATTGACCATATACTGAACGAAGGCAGAAACAGGTATGAACACACAAACTCAGTAGTGATGTAAAATATGTCCAAACCAACCCATTCAACACTGAATTTGTTTCTACGTTCAGCAGCATCACAACTAGTAGTGCATAGAACAAGACTGCTCCAGCTGTCACTGTTGTTTACACTGTTGAGGTAAGCCTTTATACGGGGAACATCATCAATGAATTGACCACCACTCAATGCATAATGTATTGGTGAATGAAACGACAAGTTCAACACCAAATTAGCATCAGCAGTAGGGGTACCACCATCAATAAAGTGAAGCTCCCGCATAGTATACTGCAGCAACTTAGAAGCCAGTGTCATACTCAGGCCAGTAACTGAACGAATGGCACTAGCCATATCGTACAGTGATATACTGAATTGTCCAAACGCGGCAGGGACATTTGATAGATCTACCAAATAATCCTGAACAGTGTCAAGATTAACCCCACCCTGTTTGTATTTCAAGTACTTTATAACAGAAGTATAAAGC